CTACGGTATCGCGCCTATAGCCTCCACACCGCTCACCACATTCGCTGTCACCACGCGCGCATACATGATCAAGTCCGACGCGGGCACACGCACGGCTGCGGTGCAACTGAAGTCAAGTGCGACAACCGATGCGTCACCGACTGTGGTGCTGACACCGAGCAACTGGCAGTGGGCGTGGAAGCATTACACATCGGACCCGGCAGGAGGTGCATGGACTGCTGCGGCAGTGAATACCTGCACGGTCGGCCCCGTTATAATCGCGTGATGTAAATTGGCGAACACCACCTTCAACCCATCGGACAAGTCTGCCGGGATCACGCTGACCGGCGGCAATCTGATTGCGACGAACAACAACGGCTCGGCCAGTGGTGTTCGTGCTGTCGATAGGCAGGTCACTGGCAAGTTCTATTGGGAATGCACGCTCAACGTGATTGTCAGTGCCAGCACCGCCGTTGGCATTGTCTCGCCGTATGATGCACTGACAGCCTCGCCGTCAAACGCCGGATTGAACACGTCGGGCGTCATCAAGAATGGCAATACCTATGTCAATGGTGTCTCCGCAGCGATCAACATCGGTGCGTTGGCCAACGGCTCTGTCGTCTGTGTCGCGGTGGATTGTGCTGCACGACTGGTGTGGTATCGCCTGGGTGCTGCCGGCAACTGGAACGCGAGTGCATCCAACAATCCGGCAACTGGCGTCGGTGGTATCTCGATCAGCCTCGGTCAAGGTATTCCCATCTATCCCGGTGCATGGCCGTTCAGTCTCAACGACCAGATCACCGCCAACTTCGGTGACACCGCGTTCGTCGGTGCAGTGCCAAGCGGCTACACATCCGGCTTCACCGCACTATCTGCTGACACTGTTCTGCTTGTTCATGCTGATGGCACCAACGGATCAACCACGTTCACCGACGCATCACTGATTGGGCATCCGCTGGTCACGTCTGCTACAGGCGCATCGGTTTCAACGACGACACAGAAGTTTGGCAGTGGGTCGCTGGCTCTCACTGGTGCAGGGTTCGTCAAGGTCACCGGGACAACCAACTTTCAGTTTGGGTCGGCACCTTTCACCATCGAGTGCTGGGCCTACCTGTCGAGCGCGCCGAGCATCGCCGGTCTTGTCACGGAATACTCTGCTGGCGATGGCTACTTCTTCGGCACGATCTTCGGCAATCTGGCGTTTTGGTATATCGACGGGGCGAGTGCGTTGGTGCAGTTCGCATCGACCACTGCGCCAACAACTGGCGTATGGCACCATTACGCTGCGGACCGCGATGCTGGTGGCACGCTGCGCATCTATATTGACGGCGTTGTCGTTGCGAGCACGAGCGCACCCACTTTTGCGAACTCGATCCAGCCGGTCAATATCGGCAATGACAATGGGACAGGCAGAACGTGGCCGGGCTACATTGATGAGGTGCGCGTCACCAAAGGTATCGCCCGGTATGGCGGTGCATTCACGCCACCGTCTGCACCATTCGTCTCTGAACCTAATCCGTTTCCCACCAACGCCATCGCGTCGCAGGCACTCGCCGAGCACTGGCTGACCACCGACCCCGATGCCAGGATCACCCAGGTCGTGGCTGAGCACTGGGCCAGCGTCGCGTCCGGCAACCTCCAGGCGGTCGTCACATTCGTGGCGTTGGAACACTGGACGAGCGTCGCCGTGGTGGTCCCGGCCGCAGGCGGGCCAATCGTCACCATGATCCACTGAGGAGACAGACCATGGGAATCCTAACCATGTTCCACGAACTCCCCATGCAGCCGCTCTGCAGCGGCCTGTCGTGCGATCACAGCTTCGCCGAGAGTGCGATAACTACCGATCCAATAGCGTTTTCCATTCGCCGCAATGTTCACACAGAACTGCGTGCAGTTACCGCGCTGCCGATAGTCAATGCCTTTGACCCCAGAGGAGGTGCTGCGCGTTGTGCCTCTACGGTTCTGCGCGCTTTGGTAGATGTTGACCGCCCGCAGATTAGCGATCCGATTGTTTTGGGTGTCTCTGTCGATGTGGTCGATCATCTTGGGAACTGGCTTTCCATAGACCATCGCCCAAGCGACGCGATGTGCCTTATAAAAGATCCCAGAGAAGCGGAGATTCCAGTAGTTGCTGCGATCTCTAGTGGGGCTTCCTGCGATCTTCCCGGCCCAAATGTTGTTCCACCGTGTATGGGTCCGTTGGTCCGGGAAGTGATGGCGAGGCCTTGTGCGCCATGTGAAAATACCGGTGTCCGGGTCGTAATCCACGCACTCGCGAATGAACGCGACTTCGGGCAGTTTTTTGACAGCCATGACGATCCTCCGGTGGGTCGTGTGGTTAGAGGCGACGCCGGTGCTTCCAACACCGCGTCGCTTCGCTTGTAGCACAGGAGGCGAAAATTACAGTACTTGCTGGGACGATCCGTGCATCATCCACCGGCAATCCGGACTGGAGGGCGTGCGACGGCGGCACGGTCTACGTCGCCGAGATGAAGGTCAGCGGCGTCACTGTGTTGCCGCGCGCCGCACCAGCGCCAGGCTACGGTGACCACCGCGACTGGCGCCGACGCGTCGGCACCAAGTATGGCTGGACCGGACTCGGACCGTCTGGCTTTCGCTTCCGCCTGCCTGTCGCGGGCGATGGGAACTGGGTGAAGACGAATGATGACACAGCGGACACGTGACCGATGAGCGACGCGCCACCCATCACGCCGGAACATCCGATTGCCGTGACGCTGACAGTGGCGCAGTGGCGATCGGTGCTGGAGATGCTCACCAACGGCCCCTACAGGGTCGTGGGGCCGCTCATCAGCACGATCGAGGCACAGGCCAACGCCGAGATCGCCCGCCTGCAGCCGCCCCCACGGCGCGGCAATGGCATGGTGGCTGAGGAGCACGCCGATGGCTGACGCATACACGCCCAACCTCGCATTGGTTAAGCCGGAAATCGGCGCGAGTCGCGACTCGTGGGGGACGAAGCTCAACGAGAATGCAGACACCATCGATGAGTTCGTGTCCATGGCCATGCCGGTCGGCGCCATCCTAGACTTCGCCGGGCCTAATGCGCCTCCCGGGTGGCTCATCTGCGACGGACGGGCGATTTCAAGGACGACCTACTCGCAGCTGTTCGCGGTGATCGGCACGGTGTGGGGGGCTGGCGACGGCGCCACGACGTTCAAGCTGCCTTCGACATCGGGGCGGTCAACGATAGGACCTGGCACTGTCATCGACGAGATCGGCACCTCGTGGAACTTCACCGTCGCACAGATCCGTGGCGCGGTGGCGCGACCGATCGTCCAGGCCAACCTGCCGGCCACCGCCATCACCACTGACGTGCAGGGATGGCACGTACATGGCGGCGTCACCTACGCCGCAGGCGCCCACGGACACAGCACCGACGTGCAGGGGCATCACGAGCACAACGCCCTGACCGGCGGCGCTGGCGATCACGCTCACGGCGGCAGCGCAGACGCGAATGGGAGCCACAGCCACAACATTGCACTGCCCAACCAGGGCGCTGGCACCAGCGGCGGCGGCGCCTCCGTCATGTCAAACGTGTTCGGCACCGGCACTTACACGACCGAAATAGCCGGCTCCCATGTGCACGGCATCACCACCGACACACGGGGGTGGCACGGGCACTCGATCGGCGGCGATGGCAACCACGGGCACAACATCTCGGTCGCCCCCGACCACCAGCACAATCTGTCCATCTATGGCGACGGCAGCCACCAGCACACCATCACGCTCGGCTCGGGCGCGTGGTTCGACATCATGGCGCCGGTCGTGGTGGTGACTAAGATAATCTACGCCGGGTCACAGGCCGTGCCACTTGCCACAGGCGCTGCGGTGCCGCTGGTGCGTCGCCTGATGTCAGCGCCGATGCGCGGGACGCACTGACATGCCGCGCATTCCGCAAGCGCCAATTCCAGGTGTCGTGCGGAACGCGACGCCGGAGGCGACGCCGGGAAGATGGTGGGATACGAATCTGATCCGCTTCAGAGGTGGCCAGTTGCAACCGATCGGTGGCAGCGCGGTGCTGCCAGGGTCGATCGTCGGGGCCAGTGCCGGCCTGCCGCGTGATCTGATTACGTGGCACGACAATGCGCGCATTCGCTGGGCGGCGTTCGGCACTGACAGCCGGCTGTTCGCCTACAGGTTCGACACCGACACCATTTACGATTTGACGCCGGCAGGTGTCGGGCCGCTCGATCCACCCGGCGCACTGGTCGGGTATGGGCTGGGTGACTACGGCGAGGAGACCTACGGCACCGCGCGCGAATCCAGCAACGTCGGCATCCAGGACATCGCTGCGACCATGGGCGACCGGTGGAGCATGGACACGTTCGGCGAGCGTCTGCTGATCGTGCCAACCCAGGACGGCCACCTGTTTGAATGGGACCCCAACACCCCGACAACCCTGCCCGTGCTGGTGGCCGGTGCGCCGGACCAGAACCGCGGCGTCATAGTGACCGACCAGCGGCATGTCGTGCTGCTCGGTGCCGGCGGAGACCCACGCAACATCGCCTGGAGCGATCAGGAAGACCCGACCGTCTGGGCGCCGACCGCGGTCAATCTGGCCGGGGACAAGCAACTGCAGACCCAGAGCTACGCGATGACGGCGATGAAGGTCAGTGACGGCATCCTGATCTTCACGGCGAATGACGTGCATAAAATGACCTACGTGGGCGCCCCGTATGCCTATGGGATTGTGGGGATCGCCTCGGGCTGCGGGCCGATCTCACTGCGTGCCGTGGCGGCGGTCGGCAACACCGTCATGTGGCCCGGGCAGCAATCGTTCTGGGGTTATGCCGGCAACGTGCAGCCGGTGCCGTGCGATGTCGGAGATTGGTTTTTCTCGCTGGTGAACCGGCAGATGGCTGGTCGCGTGTTCGGCAGTCCCAATCCGGCGTTCGGCGAGCTCTGGTGGGATTTCCCAGACGAAGGCTCGCTCGAGTGCAACCGCTATGTGGCGCTCAATTACAGCGATGCGGGGAAGCCGTGGACCATTGGAGTGCGCACCAGAACATGCGCTGATATGAGCGGGGCGATGGACAATCCGATCATCGGCGGCCCGACGCACGACCCGGCACTCGGGGTGGATTACGGTGCGCTCTACCTCCACGAATTTGGCTACTCAGAAAACGGCGCACCGCGCGCCCCGGCGGGGATGGTCTATGCCGAGTCCGGCAACATCACGCTAGGCCCTGGTGACACCAGATATCACGTCAGGCAGATCATATTGGACGCGGAGGGCGATCCGGACATGCTTGGCTACCGTTTCGCGTTGAGGGAGCAGCCGCAGAGCGAAGAGCACGACACCGGACTTTACACTGTGCGACATGACGGTCTTTTAGATGTCAGGTTTTCTGGTCGCCACATTCGGATGCGGATGGAGGCGCTGAAGGACGGTCCATTCGCCGTCGGACGCCCCTATCTTCAGATTCGCAAAGGGGGTCGCAGGTAATGCCGCGCCCGTATCACCCACCGCCACCGTTCTCGGCACCCACGGCCGGCAGCATCGAGGAACGCCTGGCTGTCATGGCGGCGGCGATCTCGCGCAAAGCGGACCAGGGCATCCAGGGGACGGCGCAGCAGTTCATGGCGCTGATCTCACCAAATGGCACCACGTATCGCATCGAGATCGACGATGCCGGCGCGCTGCATACCACCGTGGTGCCCAGGACGTGACCACCGAAGAGAAGGTACGGCGGTTCGAGAAGGCGCTGGCGCAGGGTGGCGGGACGCACTCGATTTCCGATGTGCTGGATCGCATCGGTGAGGGCAAGGCGTGCTGCTGGACCAATGGGGACAGCGTCGTGGTCACCGAGGTGCTCGTCTACCCGAGGCTTCGTGCGGTGAACTACTGGCTGTGCAGTGGCAAGTTGCAGGAGTGTGCTGCGCTGCAGCCGGACATCGACGCCTGGGCGGTTAGTGAGGGGTGCGGCATAGCTACGGCCACGGGGCGTATGGGCTGGATGCGCGTGATCAAGACGCCGCTAGGCGAAGGGTGGCGCCCCGCCGGCATCAAGTATGTAAGGGATTTGCGCCATGAGTAGCGGCGGCGGCGGGCAAAACACAACCAGCACTGTCCAAAATTCCGCGGCGTACATCCCGCCATGGCTTGAGGGTTACACCCAACAAGCCGTTGGCCGCGCCAATGACCTAAGCAATCAAGGATATGTCCCGTACGGCGGCCAGACGGTTGCCGGCATCGATCCGGCGCAGCAACAGGCCTACAATCAAGTGGCTGCCATGCAGGGATATGGCGGCAACGCCGCTCAGGCTGGCATCAACACCGGGGTGAATATTGCCAATGCGGCGGCACCACTGTCTGCCGCCGGCATCCAGGGTAACACCAACCAGCTGCAGCAGGGCTTCCAGCAGCAGGTCTACGGGCCGTCGCAGGGCCTGCTCGGCAACTACACGAGCCAAGGTCCGGCCACCGCGCAGGGCGTCGCGGCTGGCGCGCAGCAGTTGATGTCGCCTTACACCCAGTCGGTGGTCGACCCGGCGAACCAGCTGATGCAGCAGCAACTGCGGCAGAACCTCAACACGATCGGCGCCGGGGCGAATCAGGCGGGTGCGTTCG